TAATGGATTATCACAGATTTAAGAAAACTTTTACTCCAGAATATATCACTAGAAAAATAGACGAAAGATTTAGTTTAACATTACATAAAAGAAGTTAAATGTTTGAAATAGATAAACCAGAAGATTTATTAAAAGAAGATAGCGATTTTAGTTATAAAGATTATGTAATTAAACACGAAACAATAAATAAAGATGTTGAAGATTTTGTTACAGGTAGAATACCTCACGGTTTCCCTTGTGGAATCAGCGACCTTGACAATCATTTTTTATGTAAAAAGAATGAGTTTTATTTAATGACAGGTAAAAAAGGAGACGGAAAGACAACGATACATCAATGTTTAGAAATAATGTACAGTATTGTTAACGGTTTAATATGGGTGGTTGCTTTTCAAGAGAATAGCGAATGGAGTGTTAAACTAAATTATATGGCTTATCTGCTTGGAAGGTTTCCGAAAGACGTTTATAAAGAAGATAGGGAACTTTACGACAAGGCTAGTAAATGGGTAGATAAACATTTTTACTTTATAGAAGTAGAGGATATTAAAACAGCCACAGAAGTAACGAAAGCAATTATAAACAGCGGTGTAGATGTTCACGGTTTAGTTATTGACCCTGTAAACTCTTTTAGTTTTGGGTGGGATGATACAGGAAACGACCACACAGACGGTAAAGTTGCAGGTAGAAAGATGTTGAACTTTACTAAAAAATATTGTAGCATTCACGCTTCACAGCACCCTATTATGTCAGTCCAAAGAAGTAAAGAAGATGTAACGAGTTACAGCGGTGAGGGTGGGCATTACTTAAATAAAGCATCATTTACTTATTACATTAATAGACGTGGTAAAAATGAGAATGAGTTTTCCGTTGATAATGTTAGAAATAAGCATACAGGAGGTAATACAACAGAACAAGAAAACCCTCTAGTAATATATTGGCATCCAACAAAAATAGATGTAGGTTATAGAATTAGTAATGAAAAGGAATTAGATGTAATTGGTCAGATAAGAAGGAAATACAACCCTTTAAACCAAGAATTTAAACCTAAGAAACTAGAAGAAAAAAAGACTTTACCAGTCGCCTCACTTAAAGATGCTTTTGGAGATGATATTGATGATATACCATTTTAAATTAGGTTATTAGGATAATAAATATTAATTTAGCAATACAGTAGTTAATTGTATATAAATTGAAGCTTTTAAACAAACTAATAGTTTGTAAATTAAGATAAAAATAAACAAATATTAAATATATATAAAATGAATAAATCAAAAGAATTACAAGATTTTGCAATATGGATGACTGGATGTGGCTATGACTTTACACAGCACGAACACTTCTTAAAAAACAGATATTTATTAACCGAGTGTTGTACGGAGTTAAAGGTTAAAAAAGGAAATGACTTTGAGGAGTTTTGCAGTGAGCATTTTATACACAAAAACAGTAATACATATTCTAAAGAAAGCGGTTTACCAGTTAGTTTAAACGATATGTTGCAAAAATACAGAGACTTAAAACACAGCCTTTAATTTGTTACAACTTTTATGGTTAAGGTTAGTTTCGTGAATAATAACTTAAAATAACAAAAATGGAAAGACCTAATAAAAATGATTATTTAACTTCAAATCAGATTGAGTACAATAAATTATTATGTAAATATTATGATGCTTTAGAAGCCTATATTGATGTGCTAGAAAAGCAATTAACTTTAACCGATGTTGGTTGTAGTTTGCCGAGTAAAGAAGCGATGTGCTTTAAGGAATTGGAAGAATATAAAGAAGAAAAAGAATGGGACGATAGAGTTAATAGAAGGGATTTCGCTAAGGGATTTATAAGTTGTTATAAATGGATAACGAACCAAGAATTTAAAGTAAGGTAAATTACCACCAACTTATTTGTGTATGATTTTTAGCGTGAAATAATGACAAACTAAAATAAATACAAAATGACATTTAAAGAAATATTAGAAAGAAAAATAAAATATTACGGAAATACAGAGGCTGCTTATGAATTTGCAGCCGAAGAATATAGTAATAAACTTATTAAAGAAGCACAAGCCCAGCAATTAATTTTATCTGGTGTTAGTAGTATGTTAATTTTAACACCTAAAGATGCGGAAGTTTTTTTTAATGAAATAATGAACCCTAAAGAAGCAAACAAAGCACTTAAAAAAGCGATGTTAAAATTTATTACTCGCTAACGTGTTGTATATGATTAAGCGATAGCGACCCTTTTTAGGGTTAATTATATACGGTGTTGTAAATTGTGCGAAAATGACAAACCTAAATTAAAATTATGGCAAATATGCTAGAACCTTCTGATATAGAATGGATTTATTATAAACACCTTACACTTACTACGCAATCGCAGTTTGCAACTAGGAATGAAAAGTATGGGCTTCAGCACGAGCAAATAACAAATAGGGATGGACACGGTTTTGTAGGAAAAGCGAAAAACTATTACTTCATTGATAATATAGAACGAGAGTTTACGGATTTGCAAGAATTATGCGATTGCTGGAACGAAATAAATAATTTTGATGACCCAAAAAATGAAATAGTTTGGATTAAGAAAATAGTGCCAATAAGAAAGCTAAAACTTGGTTAGCATTGTTTACAATGTTGTTGTATAAGGTTTGAAAAGGCTTGGTACTAAAACAGATTTGGCTTGATACCTTTTTATAGTAGATACAACAATAGCAACGGTTTAGACTTGATACCTTTTTTAACTTTATACGTTGTTCTTTAACGTGTTTTTTAAAAAGCCCATTAAATTTGATAAAATTTAAAATATTTACAATAAATGTTTGTTTTTTCGACGAATGGTTTTTTTATTGTTAATATGTGCCTTATATTTGTACCAGATAACAACAACAAAAACAAATATTATGACAACTTTACAAACAGTATTAGAATCTAAATTAAAAACAAGAAGTACTAGCAATTTAAAAAATGATATTAAAACAGCTATGGATTCTACGGATGATAATTCAAACTTAATATTTGTTTTTGGTTTAAATGTTTTAGAAGCTAGGTTAAGTGAAAAAGAATACGAATTATTCGAGGATTCTTTATAGGATTCTCGATTCGCGAATCACGAATATTCCGTATCGCGATAAGCAATATTTAAACATAATAATAAATGTATTATAGATTTTCAAGAAAACCGAAAAGTAAAAGATTTATACCTAAGTATATTAATATATGCTATAACCTTAGTGTTTGGAATGTTTATGATACTATAAATAAAGTGAGTATACATAACAATCATATTAATATTAATAGCGGAATGGATGCCCTTAATCAATGTAATAAACTAAATATTTTACAAGATGATTCCGACAATATAAGCCCACAATAAATGTGGGCTTTTTACAAAATATGTTATAGAACTTTATTGTATATGAAATGGCGGTTTGTAAGCAGGTGTGAACTTGGACAGTTTGCTAATAGTTAGTAGACAGAGTAAAACCATTGGACAGCGATAAGAACCGCTTTTTTATATACGTTGTTGTGCGCAGTTATTGGAAAAAGCCCGTTAAATTTATTTAAATTTAAAACCCGAACTAATGAGTAAGAAGAAAAATTTAATAACAGATATATTACAAGTAGCTAAAAATGGAGATTCTTTTATGGGGGGAGATTTGTTTTTTAGTTTAGCATTTAGAACTGAAAGTGAGTTAATAAAAATAGCACAGGAATTAAATATTAAAATATGATAAAATTATTTAAAGGCGATTGCCTTATTGAAAGTGATAAAATAGAAAGTGGTAGTGTTGATTTAATATTAACAGATTTACCTTATGGAACAATGACAAAACTAAACTATAAAGAGCAAATACAATGCAGAGGAAAAAACTCTTTTAAATGGGATGAAGTAATAGATACTAAAAAAGTTTATGAAATAGCAAACAGAATACTGCGAAAGAATGGAAAGATGGTTTTATTTTGCCAACAACCATTTACAAATGAGTTAATAACTAAAGCAATACCAAACATACCTTTTAGTTATTCTATGATTTGGGAGAAAGATAATTATGGACACGCTTTACTTGCTAAAAAAGCACCTTTAAATTATTATGAAGATATTTTAGTTTTTAGCAAAAAAGACGACCCAAACGATGGACATAAAACAAGAGAGTATTTTGAAGAACAAAGAAAAATAATAAAACATATTTCATATAAAGAAATAAATGAAAAATGTTTTGGTACAGCTTCAAATGGTGGTGGTATGGCTAGTAATATTTTAACACCAACAAAGAAAAATTGGACATTTCCAACAAGAGAAAAGTATGAAGAATTGCAAAAATTAGGTATTTGCTTAGAGCCTTATGAAAAATTAAAGGAAATTGATATTAAACACAAGTCAAAGTTTGCAAGCACATTTAACTTATGGGAAGGTAAAAAATACAAGAGCAACATTTTAAAATACAAAAAAGATTATACAGGATACCACCCAACACAAAAACCTGTTTTATTGCTTGAAGATTTAATAAAGACGTTTAGTAATGAAGGTAATAATGTTGTGGATTTAACAATGGGTTCTGGAAGTACAGGAGTTGCCTGTGTAAATACTAAGCGTAATTTTATAGGAATAGAACAAGACAATTCCTATTTTATAACAGCAGAGGAGCGCATAAAAAGTGCGGGCTTTTTATAATAATGGCTCACAACGAATTTGTATAATAATTTTTGCGTGAATAATTAGGATAGTAAATAAATAAAGAATACATTTATAGAAATTAATATAAATCATTAACAAACAAGACATAGCAATTATTTTTATACGTTGTTATGCACTTTTAAAAATGACAGCAGGAAAATTAATTAAAATACTTGAAACTATGGATAGCGAAAAGATAGTTATACTTACAGAACCAAGTGGAAAAGGATGGACTAATATAGGTATTGTAGAAGATTGTGAAAGCACTATAAAAATTAAAGAATGTGATAATGGTTTATTCCACGATTAATTTTTTATTGTGCCTAACTGTATTGTGTATGATTTTTAGCGATTAATAATGACAAACCAAAATAAATAAAAAATGGAAAATACAAAGATTATAAAAAGGCTAATACAACATTACATAGAGGGTAGTGAATTAACACAAGATGAACATTTTGAAGTACGTTCTTTAGAGAAGCAATTAGCAGATATTAATTATACACGTTGTTCTACGGATTTGCCTGATGAAGATGCAAAACTACTTTATAGATTATTACCTGAATGGGCAAAAAAAACAGAAAAGGGATTAAATCCATTTTTTTATGGAACAAATAGTTACAAGGGAGATAAAGCCATTGTAAACAAGGTAAAAGCTATACTAAAAAAGGCAATTACTTAGAACGCTTACGGCTATGATTAGATTTTTAACGGATAAATAAATACTAAGATAATGGAAGAATTAAATATATTAAACAGTAAAATTAAAGAATTACAAGACTTAAAAGATAATGGAACTATACCTCTATATGCTGATGGTATGCTACAAGCTTATGATGAATTACAGCCTTTAGTTAAAAAATTAATTATAGCCGATGTTAGCCACCGAAGGGAACTGTTGTTAGATTTTTTAAAATGGCAATCTACTGCTTACAGTTGTAGTAATAATTTAGAAGGCAATAGCAAAGAAATAGACCTGTACCTAAAATCTAATAATTGTGGGTAACTGTATTGTACAAGAATAGTTGCGACAGAAAGCAAAAAGTAAATAAATAAACATTAACCAAGAAGTATTAAAACACTTCGTAAACAAGCCCTAACTAGCAATTAGTTTTGTACGTTGTTAGGCACTGTAAATTATGGTACTACCACTTAAAGAAATTACAATGACGTTCGATGAATTTTTAAACGAGAATGGAATATGGAAAGATTGGATTAAGTTTATAGATGAGCGAGGATATACTGTTGGTGAATTTAATATGCGTGAATAATTTTTATTGTGCCTAACTACTGATAAAGAAACCTAAACTCTGCAAAACATTGAAATACAATAAGTTATGGTAGTAATATTTAGATTTAAAATCTACGAAAATATAGTTTTAAATGAAGATGGAGAGCTTTACCAATTAGAA